GGTGGATTATGGAGAGATACAACAGCCGCACTTTTAGTAAGCGATACGGCTGCAATGTTGGCCAACTATGCCACTAAAGCTTACGCAGATACAAGCGGCAGATTTTACGCAAGGCAAGATTTTAGAAATGTATCATCAAGCACTTTAACCTGGACACAAACAGATACTTTAGTAGTGAATGATACAACATCTTTACAAGTATATCGTAATGGTCAAATACTATTACCAAGCCAATATACAGTACCTACTAATGCCTCTGTTGTTATCGGTGCGACTGCTTATAAGTTAGGAGAAAATTATACAGTAATTTTACCTCGTGGCGGTGGCGGTGGTGGAAGCGGCAGCGGATCACTTACCTCAATATCTGGAGGCACTGGCATTACAGTATCACCAAATCCTATTACAACCACTGGCACAGTCTCCGCAGACTTAACTGTATTAATGGAATTGACAGATACTACTTTATTAAATCTTACTACAAGGTTTGCGACAAAGCAGCCTAACATAACACTTACCACTACTGGAACAAGTGGAGCTGCTACCTTAACCGGTGCAACTTTGAACATTCCTCAATATAGTGGAGGAGGCACAGGTACAGTTACCAGTGTAGGTAGTGGTTACGGATTACTTGGTGGGCCTATAACAACAACAGGCACACTACGAGTTGACACATCCACAGTCTATGACTTTGTAAGAGATAGCATTGTGGCAGTTGAAATAGGAGGAGATACAATAAAAATAATTAAACAGGAATACGAAAATGTTACAAGTGACACATTGACATTTACTATACTACCTAAATTCCCTATTCAGCTAAGACAGTTTATGTTGCTCTTCCGCAACGGGCAGTTACTACTCAATGACCAATTTACCGTTATTGACACAAACAAGGTTAAGGTAGCAGCATCATCTTTTAAACTTGGCGAAAATTATACATTAGTGACAGTTAGCGGCATCGGCTCTGTTTCCTCCGGGCAAGGTAATCCAATCTATCCAGAGGCAGGCATAGCACTTTCTACGGGCACAACATGGACAACATCAATCACAAATAATTCAAGTAATTGGAATACGGCATTTACCGATAGACTAAAATGGGATGGAGGTAGCACTGGTTTAGTAGCAGCGACAGGCAGAACAAGTTTAGGAGGCACTACAGTAGGGCAATCAATGTTCACTTTAACTGATCCTTCTGCCATCACCTTTCCAAGATTTAACGCTGATAACTCTGTTACGGCATTATCTGCTGCTAATTTTCGTACTGCGATTGGAAGTGGCACGGTTACAAGTGTAACGGCATCCGGAACAAGTGGGAATCCATTATCTATTACAAATACAACTACTACTCCAGTCATTGAATTGTTAAGTGCAACAAGCGCAAGAAATGGATATTTAACATCAACTGATTGGACTACATTTAATAATAAATTTGCCTTTTCTGATACGACATCTTTAAATTTAACATCCAGATTTTCGACTAAACAAAATAATTTAACACTTACTACAACAGGAACAAGCGGAGCTGCAACATTAGTTGGTGCTACATTAAATATACCACAATATACTGGTGGAGGTGGTGGAAGTGGTACAGTTACAAGTGTAGGCCTAACTGCACCATCTATATTTACTGTTAGCGGCTCCCCTGTTACAACAAGCGGCACTTTAGCATTGACATATAGTGGTAACGCTTTACCTTTAGCAAATGGCGGTACAGGTGCCACAGACGCAGCAAATGCAAGAATATCATTAGGAGGCACAACAAGTGGTATTTCATTATTTACGTTAACAAATAGTGTTTCTGATAAATTTATAAAAGTAAATTCTAACAATACTATTACTTTATTAAGTGCAGCTGATACAAGAACAACGATAGGCGCAGGCACAGGTGATGTTTCAAGCGTTGCAATGACTGTACCTACTTTTTTATCTGTATCTGGCAGCCCTGTAACATCAAGCGGCACATTGGCAGTATCATTAAGCGGTAGTCCATTGCCTGTTTTAAACGGTGGCACAGGAGGAGCAAATGAAACAGACGCAAGGAATGAATTAGGCGCTGCTTGTAAATCATGTACAGAGACATTGACAGGGAATAAAACATTTAGTGGTACGGTTACTTTATCATCTGTATCTGGCACTGCTACAAGTGTTATTGGTAGGAGTAGCACAGGGCAGGTGGTTGGAGTTACAGTAGGTAGTGGCTTATCTTTAGCAAGTGGCACATTGTCTGCAAGTACAGGTAATTATACAAGATATACAGGTACATCAATAACAGTGCCTGCAACTGATAAATATGTTGATATACATAATAGTGGAACTGTTACTTTAACTCTTCCAAATGCAGCAGATTATACAGGTAAAGAAATTGTTGTAAAAAACAGTATTACTACACTTGTAAGGTCTGCAACATCTAATATAATTTCATTTGCATTAGGTACTACTCCTGCTGTTACAACTATTTTAAGCGGTAGTACAGAAGCAAAATTTGCAGTATTAGTTAGTGATGGCACATACTGGAGAATTTTACAATCTAACTAAAAAACAAAAACATGAAACAACTCCTTTCCCTCTTCCTCTTCCTTCTGCCTTGCTTTGCCTTGGCACAGTATCCGAGCAATGGTAATCAAAAGATAACGCTCGGAGAACAGACCACTGCCGATGGATTGATTTTTCGGGGCGTGGCATCCATTGACACAGTTACGGCAACAAGCAAAATAACACGGGCAAACAAGCAAGATACAAGTGCTTTTATTTTGCTTGATACGGTTACCAATTTGCTATGGCATTATAAAACGGCAAGTAATGGATGGTCACAGGCTGGTGGCTCAACCTTTGATACAACTACTTTAAATCTTGTTTCTCGCTTTGGTTTAAAATTAAATATTAGCGATACATCATCAATGCTTACAAATTACTACCGTAGTGGCAGAGCGTTAGGCACTCCTTCAAGCGGTGTATTAACAAGTGCAACGGGGTTGCCAATATCAAGTGGGTTGACAGGTTTAGGAGCAGCTAATAGAATACCTTTTGCATCATCTGCAACTGCATTAACAACAAGTTCTTCTTTTACATATAATAATTCAACTACTACAGTAACATTAGATGGTGTAAGTGGTGCAGCAACTTTAAGTATATTAGGTGATGCTACCGCAGGAAGTATTATAAGAATGAATAGGTCTTTGGGTTCATCTGTATTAACCTGTATTGGTGATATTATTTATTATGGAAGTGGAGATGCAGCTAATTATAGTATATTTAACGGTGGAGGAGTAGAAAGAATGCGATTAAATACTGCTGGGGAATTAGGAATAGGTTATGGCGCAACTGATAACGGGGCTTATAAATTACAAGTTAATTCGCAAATATTTGCAACCAATGCAACTATTGCAACATCTGATATAAGATATAAAGAAAACATACAACCTTTGGATAAAGGATTAGAAATTATAAATAAATTAAAACCAGTTAAATTTAATTTTATTACTACAACAGAAAATAATTTTAGCGAATTTGATGAAATAGGATTTATTGCGCAAGATGTCGAAGGTGCATTGTCAACAGAATTATTTGCCAAAGCAGTTGTAAAAAAATTAGATGAAGATAAAGACGATAGCGCACTTGGACTAATGACTGAAAAATTTATACCTATTTTAGTTAAAGCCATACAGGAGCAACAAGCAATTATCAAAGCCCTTGAACAAAGAATTATTAACCTTGAAAATAAATAAAATGAGATACTTATTTTTATTCCTTCCCCTGTTTTCCTTTGCGCAAGACGTTGTCAAAGACACTGTTTACATTCAAAAGCAAGGAAACATCTATTACATTATTCAGCAAACTACTTTGTCTGATTCCACAGTCACAGGCTCAAAGCAAATATTGGGCGATAGCGCAACTGCCATTAAAAGCCTTGTTACCGATGCTGAAAGGCAAAGTAACACCTTAGCTATTCATGCAAAGCCTTTAATAACAAAAGGCAAAACGGTGCAAAGGATTAATTATTACAATGACTTACACCAACAAATAAGCGGAAAACCTGTGTATTTTACAACGGCACAACGTGACACGGCAAAGTTTCTTGGAGAATGGAAATTGAACTTTAACGGTGAAATTATTGATGGAGTTATTCAATTAAACAGCAATAAGCGTTTAATCTTTAATCCTGACAATGGCAAGGTGTATTCCATTTCAACCAATCTACTACTATCTACATTTACCAATCAAGTTTCCTTTGCCTTTAACGGTATTAAGTATGATTTGTACAAGTACGCTGATGGCAAGTTTGCAACGGTGGATGGTGATGTGAGATTAATAAAACTTGAATAATGAAAGCAGTGATTTACAACATTTTTAAACTTGGTTACGATGGCATTGCCTATTCCATTTGTTGCGGAGTGCTATTCTCGTTTTTCCTACCCATCAAACATTTTTTGATTTTTACAATCTTTGTAGTTTTTTCAGACACAGTCACGGGAATCATGGCGGCAAGGAAAAGGGGAGAGCCGATAACGAGCAAAGGGCTTTATCGCACATCTCAAAAGGTGGTGACCTATTTCTGCGGTATCATGATTTTTCACGGGGCAAGTATTACTTTCCAACTTCCATCGCAGATAACCTATTCTGTAAGCTTCATCATTGCAGCCACGGAATTGTTTAGTATTTCGGAAAATATTAAATCCATAACTGGAACAAATATTGGTACAATTATTCTTAGATTTTTCAGACGTTAAAACAATGGAAAAAATTAAAACGCATTCAATGATTTTAGAAACTTTAAAAAAACATAATATGCAGACTAATTTAAAAGATGCCCTTAAAAATGCAGAGGGAATAAAGTCACCTATGGGCGACGTGGCTTGTTACTCAATGAACTTTGCGGAGTTAGCAAGTGAAATCAATGTTCATCTTGAAGGCAACAAGGTGAAATTTACATGGCGTGAGTACATCCAACTTGCCCAAATTATTTGGGATAAAATCAAGGAGACAAGCCGCGAATGTGCTGGGAAGGAGATAGAAGTGAAATTACCTGCAAAGTTAGGTTTGATATCCGCTGCTTTTTCGCTCATCGGGTTTAAATTATAGGCGCAGAGAATCGCTACCTTAGTGCCAAGGGGCGGTGCATTGATTTGCGTCGCCCTTTAAAATATAAAAATATGAATGCAAATGATTTTGTAGTATGCGTGGATGCTGGGCATGGAGGACTTAACAAAGGCATAGGCCCAGACAAATATGTCACCTATCCATCAAAGTGTTTCCAGCATAAACATGGTAAATTTCACTCGTACGGTTGGTTCTTTGAAGGAGTTTTTAACCGTGCCGTTGCTAATTTTCTTGAACAGTTTCTAATTGATTATGGCTTTCAAGTTAAAAAAGTATATGAGCCAATAAATGACACATCACTAAACAAACGCTGTCAGCTCGTAAATAGCTATGCTAACTTAGGCAAGGCTACTGTGCTTGTATCCATTCACGGCAATGCCGCAGCGTCAACAACTGCCAGAGGA